CAAGAGTCTTTAAGATTGCAGTCCAAATATTTCCCGGCAGTTCTTCAAAAAACTTAACAACAGACGAAACGATTTTGGGAACTTCGGTTGTTACAGTAACGACCATGTTCCCGACCCACTCCCCAATTTTGCCGACGGCAAAGCCGAGGGCGTAGCCGATTTTTTCAGGAAGAGAGCTGAACCACTCGCCAATGCTGTTTATGATGTTCCCAACCTTTCCGGGAAGAGAAGTCATAAAATCAATGGCCGCATTCCACTTAGTAACAATAATTTGCTTGATGGCTTCAATGCGCTGCTCAAAAACATTTTCGACATAATGCATTTTAATGTCGGCTTCTGCGGCAGCATCTGTTTTTTCACCGCTCTCTTTGGTGCCCCATTTGATACCAGCCCAGTGAAGAACAAGGCCAATACCGACACCAGCAGCGGCAACAGCTCCAGCAACAGGAAGGCTTGCGCCAACAAGCAATGCAACGCCAGCACCAGCAACGCCGCCAAAAATTCCCATCAAAGTAGCAATGATGGTATCAAGAACCGGAAATTCTTTCAGCTTTTCGCCAAGAGAGAATGTGATTCCCGCAAAGGTAATAAGACCTGCAAGACCGATAGAAAGCGTTGCGGCTGTACCAGTGGCTACGCCAAGATTAGTGAGCAACGTGATGCCCGCAATAGAACCAAAAGCAGTAGTTAAAGCGGATTGAATCCATGTGCTTGCTTCGCCAAGATTTGCTTCGCCAGTGCCAAGCGCATAAGTAAGCCCTGCAAGGCTTGCCACAAAAGCGATGCCCATGCCAAGCGTAATGCCATCTGCGCCCATTGTGCGCCAAAGAACAAAAGAACCAAACGCAGCAGACACCACTTCGCCTAAAAGCTCAAGAGGATTTCCACTAGATGCGTAGCCTTTTGCAAAACTGAATACTAACGATGCTTCGACAACAACCGTTGCAATTGAAAGAGCCAACTTTTGCAATTCTGTCATCTTGGAAATTGCTGTCGCAATGTCCGTCAGAAAATCAACAATTTTCCACAACGCAAGTGCTGCGGTGATAGCACCAATAATCGGTAGCATATCCTTGATTTTCTGCTTAATAGCGTCAATCTGCTTTGCAAACTCTTCATTGTACTGCTTGAACATATCGTAGCCAGACAAGTCCACATCACCCAAGATGTTGCCAGCAGATGCACCGCTGCCAGAGCCGGAACTCCCCTGCGTAGGGTCAATGATGTTCAGTTCATCAAAGCCCATCGTGTAGTCCTTGAGGGCTTTGGCGGCTTTCTTTGTCGAATCTGCCGTGTCATCCATTGCGTCACCAATGCCACCAACGCTGTCAGCGCTTTTAGTGAAATCAGTGAACACGACCTTTACGCCCATCAGCTTTGCCACCCACTCAACAAATTCTCGAATGAGCTGAACAGCGGCAATCAGCGGGGGGAGAATGGCTTTCAGGGCAGAGTAGAGCAGAGAACCAACAGACTTCGCTAGCATATCAAGCTGAGCTTTCAGAATCTTAATCTGGTTTGCAGGGCTTTGGATGGTCTGTGCAAGGTTGCCCTGCACATTGGCAGTCTGCTTCATAATGGCAATGTAACGCAGAACCGCCTTATCTGCCTGAGACAGACTAGAAACCTGCTTGTTAAAGCCCAAGGCAAGAAGCTCCTGCTGCAACCGTGCCTGAGACAGGTCGATGCCCAAACGGCGAATAGGCTCAATCTCACCAGAGATTGCGGAGGACATTGCAGTAAAGGTCTCTGCAACGTCCTTGTTCCAATAGGAGCCTTCGTCATAGGCAAGCTGGGTCAGATTCTTAGACAGAATGTATGCTTTGTCGCTGGCCAGACCAAACGAAGTGCCCAAGCTCTGGATGGTAGCCATGTAGGTCATCGCTTTGGTCGGGTCAACGCCAAGAAAGCCCTGCATCTTGCTAATGAGCGTATCAGCTTCACCGCTCAAATTGCCCATAGCATTATGAAACAGGTCTGTTGCTTCATAGAAATCGTTAAACTTCGCAACCGCGTTGCCAAGATACTCAGCAATGGCTTTCAGTGAGACCAGCTTTTCCATGTTCCGCATAAAGCCGTTCATCTGATTGGACAGGCTCAGATAGCTCTTGCGCTGCTTTTCGTTGGCAGCAGTCACACGGTTTGCCTGTGTCACAACCTTGCTCAACTGTGGCGGCAGCTTTGCAAAGGCGTTGCCTACCTTGTCAAGCTGAGATGCAAGGGGAGCAAGAGCAGCAGAAATCTTCTGACAAGAGCTTGCAAAAGAATCAAGGTCAGTCGCTTTCAGCTTGTCGGTCAGGTCAGGAACCTTTCCAATTGCATTGAAAGCGCTGCCAAGAGCTTTAAGGTTCGATGCGTCCAGAATGGACAGTGGTGCCAAAGCGTTAGTGAGCTGAGTAATGCTTCCAGACATGGAGTAAAAGTCCACGCCGTTCAATCCAGACACAGCCGCAGGAATTTTCTTGATGGCGTTCACGACCGTGTTGATGCTCTTTGCGCTTGCGGTTGTATTGACGTTGGAAAGCCCATTCAGAAAGCTAGTGATTTTGTCCAGCCCGGACATTCCAGCGGATGACTGTTTCAGCGTTGCAATAGAGTTAGCCAGCTTATCAAGGCTGTTCACGACTTTTGTGACGTTGCCTTTTGTCCGCAAATTAGAAATGGCGGTAGCGAGCTTGTCGATATTAAGCTCTGCGCCCTGCGATTCCGCAGAAATTTCTACGGATAAGCTCGTAATATCAACATCAGCCATCACTACCACCATCCTTTTCCATCATAGAGAACATCATTCTCTTGATTCGCTCCTGCGCCTCAACTGCGCGTTGGTATTCATACTCGTCTTTCTCCTTTTTGGTAAGGGGAATCGGTCTATCCATATACTTGATGGGGCTAGACCCTTTCTTTCGGAACATATTGCCAACCGTAGAGGAAAGCGCAGATGCCATGTAAAAGCCGTTTCTCCACGCTTCTGAGTTGGCTCTGCGTTCCCGCAGCTCCTCTGCGTCACGGTAGACCTTCGCCAGCCAGACATCGCCGTGCCAGAACTGCTCGTAGGTCATACCGATGGAGATGTAATAGGCTTCTACATCGTGAAACAGCTTGGAGAAGGAGAATGGCTCTCCCTCTCCGCCTGGTTCCTGAAATTGTGCGGTTACACAATCTCCCACGTTGCGTTTTTTGCGGTCTTGTCCTCGGTGTCAGTTGCCAGCAGAGACTTAGAAGCGTCCATGAACATCTCAAGCAAAATGCCCATCAGCTCTTCCTTCTCCTCGGTATGCTGGAACATCTCGTCAACGTCCTTGCGCTTGATGCCCTTGTTCCGTGCAATGAAAGCGCCGTAGAACAGAGCACGGGAGTTGGACAGCAGATTAATCATCTGAGTGTACTGGCCAATCTGAAAGCCTGCACGTTCGGCGGCTTCCACACTGTCACGGGTGAAAGTCAGCTCATAAGTGTTCTTGCCATCAGGGGAATGATAATTGATAACCTTTGCAGCCATAATAAATGCTCTCCTTTATAAATAGGGGCAGAACCAAATCCGTTGTTCAGTTCTGCCCGGTTTGATTGATTTGATTTTTTGCGGTTTAGCCGCCGTTGACAGTCAGGGTCTCGCTGAACTCAGGCTTTTTGGTGAAGATGCAGTTGATGGTCATTTCCACAACCTCGTCCACGCCAAAGCCGGACAGACCAACCTGATGCATACCCTGCCAAGTGAAGCCGGAGCCGTCCTGCATTTTCAGGGCGTAATACTTAACGGTGTTGCTCTCGGAAGTCTCATCGTAGCCAGCCTCCTTGACCTTCTTGTAGTCAGTCTTGTTGTAGTTGGCAGTGAAGGACTTGGTGTCGCTCTGGATGATACCAAAGATGTTGACCTGCATAGGGTCAGACAAGGTAGTGGCATCCAGAAGGTTCGGCTCGGAGATCAGGTCGGGCACATCCTTGATGTCGCACAGCTTCGTCAGAGCGGTTGCGCTGTCGCCACAATACAGGGTGGTATTCAGACCGGAGATAGCAGTACTCATAGAATGTTTACCTCCTTAGTTTCGGTAAATCATTCCGTCCTCTCCGATTGTTGCCCCGTAGCTGCAATCAATCCGATAGACGGAATTGTTGTACAGCCCATTCAACGGGGCAAACGATTTGCGATAAAATTTAAGCGGTTCAAGAACAGAATCCACGATTCCAACGATGGAACGTGCTTCTGCAATGCGTCCGGTGTTCTTGTTGGAGTAGACACGCACACGCAGAGAAACAGCGGCATACTTGCTGTGCCCGGCAGAATCAATGTGCACAGGCAGATTGCTGTTTTCCTCTATCTGCACACACGGAAACTTCTTGACATTGCTGTCATTGATTTCACCAGTGACAAAGATGCCGGGGACTTGCTTTCGCAGTTCCGTAGCAACAGCCGTGAAGATAGAATTGAAATAATCAATCAACTATTCCAAACCTCCCTCCACGTTGCTTCGACTTGAGAAGCCATTTCCTCAACAGCTCCCCACATAGCCATAGCCGCATCGTTGCCGCTGGTGTAATTCAACTGACCTTTGCCGGGAACGGTATCCACATAGGTTCCGGCATTGCCGGGGTCACCGTAGTAGTACCAACGTTTGCCAGCACCCTTGCCTTGACCGTAGGAGCCATGCGCACCAACACCGGGCGGCAACTCACCGCCATATCCGTTGTGATGTGCGCCAGTGCCAAACTCGATAAAAGCAACTGATTTGCCCTCTGCAACGATGGTACAAGTCTTATCTTTTTGGTTGATATGGCATTTCACGTCATTGGAACCGGCGTATTCCGCATTAGCGAAACGCACCTTTGCGACTTCAAGCCCCAACCAAGAAAGACGAAAAGCTAACGCTCTAGCTTTCTTGTTCAGGGTGGTCTTGTACTCCTGTATCTGACGTTCCGCATCACGAAGTCCGGCATCGCTCAACCTCACTTTAATTTTCACTTGCAGCCACCTCTTTCAGCGCATACAGCGTGTCCGTAATATGCTCTGCGACCTTGACCACAGTGTAATTGAAGGGCTTTGAAACGTCTGTCTGAAACCAGACGTGTGTGCCTTCATAAAGCGGGGTGTTGTGCTTTTTGCTGGACGAACTGACAACGTAGCTGTAATCCGTGAACGTGCCGAAAGGGTTTGCTTCCGCAGCGCCGGTAGGCGGGCTGACATTCAGCATTAGCTTTGCGGGTTCGCTCCACGATTCGTATGCGGATTCGCCAGTCTCGTTTCCCCATTCGTCTACGACAGGCGTTTTCTCGCCAACAGGGTTCGAGTACCACAGCGGACGCTTATCCAGCGGGCTTCCATTGAACATCAGCCGATAACACCTACCCTCGGAACCACTTCATTTAACAGGGACTGTGCCACATCGGAACTTTCCCACACACGAGTAATACCATTGTTGGTATAGCTCGTCTGTCCGTTTGCACCGATGTGGTTGTACAGTTCCGCTGCAATGCGTATCTGCAATGACTGATACTGCAAGGGCAGCTCGTCAGGTCTATTGCCGAAGGGGTAGCCCTGTGCAAATATCTTATCTTTGGCGAAATCAAGCAGCAGGTCGAAGAGTGGGTAGTCCTCGTCCGTGATTTCACGGTCAAGTGCAGGGGCGATGTACTGCCCCAGCTTGACTGCCGCTTCGGAATACTGGTCTCCCATGCTGCTTTCCTCCTTTCGCCTTAGTAAGCCTTGATGCAGTACACAGCGTCCATGCGCTCAAAGGACGGCAGGACGATTTCAGAGACGTAGATGTTGGTGTTGACAGGATGCACGGTCTGCTCGGTGGTAACAGCAACGCCTGTGTTCACAACGGAAACCTGTGCGTTGGAGATGCCAGCCATCAGGTCGGCTTCCTCAGGGGTGGCAACATAGTACATATTGCCCAGAGAACCAGAAGGAGCCAGCACAACATAGCCATCAGGCAAATACTTCTCGGCAGCAGCGGTCTCTTCCGGCTTGAACATCTTGTCATACAGGTGAATGCGGATGCCGGATGCACTTTCGATAACAGAACGTGCTTCAGAATCGACAAGAACGGCGGTGGCGGTCTTCATAACCGTCAGGAACCGGTTCTTGATTTCATCCGCAGCAATCATCTTGTGGAAAGTGTTGGTGTTCATGTAGGCATCGGTGATAATCTCACCAGTGTTTGCTAGCACGGTGTTTGCGGCAGTGGTCATCGTGGCGATGGGGGTTGCAGTAGTAGGAGCATCCCATTTCTCCTTGGTAGCCAGAGCCTTGTAATTGGACTGCTGCCAAGTGCCATCAGGGTCGTAATCGTAGACGTAACTCACGCCGTTGGATTCGATGGAGATGCCGGGCTTGCCAGTCTTAGGAGCCAGAAGCTGCCACACCATTCGCTCAGGCACAATGCGAGCTCCGGTAATAAGCTGTGCGGTATCATCGTAGACACGATTAATAACGTCTGCCGCAAACTCCTGATTGGTAGCCAGAACAGAGATAATCTTGCGGCGGTCTTCCTCGTCAATGTGAGTGCCCTCACGGAAGAACGGCATATTGGTCTCGGTCATCTTGATGCCCTGACGAGTACGGAACGTAGCCTTAGTGTCGAACACGCTAGGCTTCAGCGAAACGCCAACGCCCTTGTGACCACGCAGCCACTTCAGTTCCATGCTGACCTTCTTACGGGCGGGGAACAGAGCATCAGAAGCATAGGGCTGCGCATTGGTCGGGTCATTCGTCCAGTAGGCGGCAATCGCAGCAGGGGAGAAGATTTCATTCAGATTCAGTGCCATAATTTAGTCCTCCTTACTCGCTCTTTGCGCCAACATCGGTACGGCAGAAAACGGCGGGAACAGCCTTTTTCAGAGCGGCAATATCGTTTGCAGAATAGGTAAAGCCAGACAGCTTTGCCTTGTCCACATCAATAACGCCCTGAATCAGCAGTGCGCCATTGGGGTTGACGGCAGGGTCAACAGTGTGCAGCAGAATGCCAATGGCATCGGTGGCTGCATCAGCAGCACTAGTGCCAGTAGTGGCAGTAGCTTTCAGACCAGTCTTTGCCATAGGATAACCAGCCGGAACAGCATTGGTCTCCTTGACGGTAAAGGGAATGGCAACGTAGGTATCAGCAGCCAGAATAGTGCTTTCAGGAGCCGATACCGGAGTAGTGGTATACTTCATGTTTTCCTCCTTAATGGAAAGCGGTCATTGCGTCACTCGATGCCTTGTTTGCGTCCGCGCGCTCCTTCGCAAAGCGTTTAGCAAAGGAAACACCTGCGCTATCTGCGCCGTCACCATTGCCATCCGCACCCGGAGGTGTGGGCATATCCTTCAGCAGAGAAGCTTTGTATGCGGTGTCGTGGGCGGTCATAAACTCCGACTGGAACTTAAACACCTTGTCCATGTCACCATCAGCTAGTGCAGATGCAGCCTTGTTGGCGAGTTCAGAATCATAACCCTGTGCAACAAACTTCTCACGGTAAGATGCAAGGGTCTTTTCCTTGACAAGGTTCTCCTTGTCGGCAGTAAGGGCTTCAATCTGCTTCTGCATCTCTGCCAGCTTGTCAGCCTGTTCCTGTGCGGCATTCTCGTCATCAGTACGCTTTGCCTTGAGTTGCTTCTTGTACTCGGCAGCTTCGCCATTGGCTTTCGTCACGGCGTTGCGCAGCTTCTCGACCTCTGCGCTAGGGTCTGCAACCTTTTCAAGCGCAGAGATGATTTCATCGGCGGTCATGCCCTCTTTGTAGGCATCACCAAGCAACACATTGAGTTTCATATCGTTAATTTCCTCCTGCGTTTTTTTACCGTTGCTTCCCTGCAACGCTGCGAAATTTGTATCCCGGCTTCCCTGCCGTGTTTATAGCAAAGGGTTATTCGCCCTCTGTTTCTTTGTTAGTATTCTCAGGCTGTTCATCAGTCGATGTTTTGTCGGCATCGACAAATTGTTTCGCCTGTGGCTCTTGCGGCTTCGGTGCTTTCCCATCCTCGCCCAGCTTTCCAGCAGCAATCAGGAAAGGCTTGCTCATTTCATAAGCAGCCTGCGGGTCGGGGAACAGACCGGGCGTGGTGAACGCCAGCTGCGGGTCAATCGGCTGCTGAATCATCTGTGCGAAAATCTGAACTTTGCTCTGCTGGTTATCGTACTGACGGCGTGGCAGTTTGATGTTGATGTCGCTTGCCATCAGCTTAGAGCCAGCCGTGTCACGCAGGATTTTCAGCATTACAGACAGGCTTTGGCGTTCAGCGAACTTGAACATATTCTCGTACTGCTGCGCCCTCGCTTCGGTGTGATTCCAGCCGTTGCGAACGATGACTGCTCCCACGTTATCGGACGTTGCATTCTCGCTACCAGTGGCACTAGGCATGGCAGTCAGACTGCGGTACACGTTCAACATGGAATCAAGCAGGGTCTGGCTCTGCTGCTGGTCAAGCTCGTTTGCAATCTGAGAAACAGAAGCGGGTAGACCAGACGTGGATTTCAGGCACATTGCGCCAAGTTCCTTCACTTGGTCAAGCGCATCCTTGTCCACAAGGCAGTTGGTAAATACCATGATGGACTGGATAAACTGTGCCACACCGTCCAAACGGTTGCTTTCAAGGTCGTTGATGGCATCCAGCACAGGGATAGCAGGTTCAAACAGACCCATCCGTTCCGGGTTCAGCTTGTATTCGACCATCGGCAACATTCCGAGAGAATGGCTCTCCGATTTCGTGGCCTTGCCGTTGTCGATTTCGAAGTACTGGTTTGGCGTATAAACACAAATCAGGTCGTTCAGGTCATTCTGATAATTGCGTGGGATGTGCAGCACGTTGGCGATGGGCTTGTGCCCGATGCCGGAGTTGTAAATCACATACGCCATATCCGGGTCTGGAACGTCCACCAGCAGGGGCGTTTCGTCCGGGTAGTTGCCGTTGTACCCCTTGTCAGGGAGAACAATGCGGTATCCCTGTCCGCACTCCAACATCCACTGCCAGAGCCGCCGATCAAGCGCATCCTTGCCCTCATACTGCAAAGCGTTGGACAGGCGGGCGATTTCCTCGCCGTCACCAGTTGCCGTTTCAGACCGCACATAAGAGCAGGGAGTGCCGCTCATGTAGCCGGTGTAGAATCCCACGCACTCGTTGGCGTGATTCTCTACAATACGGTTGGTGATTTCAGCGTGGTACTCCTTCGTGCGGTGGAGGACAGGCTGGCTACCCAAGTAGTAGTTGTGTAGAAAGCGAATCTCGTTCTTGTTCAGCAGATGAATAGGCTCTGCCTTGCCCATGACCACTTTCAGCACGTTTGCCCGATTGATTTCCGTCTCCGGCGTTTCAATCGGTCTACGTCCGGTTAGCGGTTCATTCAAAAAGCCGTCAACGACTATCTGATACTCAGCCATGCGTTCCTCCTTTCAGGCAAAATAAAAAGCGCAGCAAGACAAACCTATTAAGGTCTATCTCACTGCGCCAAAACTGCGCTTCAAAAGCTATTTACTTTTCCGGTGGATGGATGATTTTTACCCATCCTTCCCTTGTGTCTCCTTCAATAACACCCTTGCATCTGTCGCACTTGAAATGATATCGTCCATCCACTTCGCCAAGATAGCGGTTGCAGCGGACGTTCTTATAGATTGGGTTTTGCCTGATACAAGGGCAACAGATTCTAACTAGCATGAGCGCTCCTTTCGTTGGATTTCTGGAAACAGGCTGTTGAGCACAGACCTGTCAGAAGCTACTGGGAAACTGTTCGCACTTCCAGCCGTGCTATTCTTCGCCCGAAGAAAACCATTGCAGCCTTTACATTCAGTTGTTGGACAGACGTAAACGGGTAAGCTGCAATTTTGGTGCTGCATAATGGATTTGAACCAATGTATGTCCGGTTATGAGCCGGATGCTCTAGCCATACTGAGCTAATGCAACATAAAAGCCCGGCTTGATTGGTTAACCGCTGCTCTTTGCAATGTCATGCCTAACCATTGCATCGAGAGCCGGGAGTAGCGGTGGAGGATTCAGAGAATAGAAAGCCAAGCAAAGAAGATGGTTGTGCTGCGTAACGGAATCGAACCGTTGCTTGCCAGCCGTGGGGGAGACAGTCTGGCATTCCCCTTACAATTGGAAACGCAACATATAAAGCCCGGTGAAGGCAAAAGAGTGAGAAAACCTCCACCGGTGAAAGGAGGAATATGCCTATTGACGCCCAAGCAAGTAAAAATGAAAAAACCTTGCTGCGCTGGGCTATTCCTTAGAGGAAGCTGCAAAACTTCCTGCGTACATTATAAGCCTTGTCAAGTGGTGAAATCAAATAAATAGACCCAGCGAACACAATATATTGTGTTTTTAATCAAAATGGCCTCTTGACAGGCTCAATTTTACTGATTCCGTTATACAATTCATCGGCAAGCTGTGCCAGACTGTCCGGTGCATCATCGTGCGGAACTTTGCCAAGCTGCGTGAACATCGTCACCTGTTCCATGAATGCCTTGTACTCTTTCGACTGGTGTTTCTCGTCAAGGAAGTAAAACCGTTTGATGTCCGGCGCATACTGGATGATTCTTGACAGCTTGCTCTGCCCACTAGGCGCACGCTGGCTGCGAACAGAGCAGTGATAGCCCTGCTGCCGGAGCTGGCTGTCTACCACGTCACAATATTCGTCACCGCCGTTGTTGGCTTCGCCGCGCACCACGTTGATTTTGTGCTGGATGATTTTGCCCACGACTTCCGGTCTGGTCACGGTCTTGTCGCCATTATTGAACACGAGATCAGGGATGAACACAGCATCGCCGTACACATAGGCGATAGGACAGGCAGTGAAGTCCCCGCCACCCCATGCAATATCCATGACCATGAGCTTGCGATCGGGCTCACCATCAGGCAGAACGCCGTTGAAATACCGCAGTTCATCAGCAGGGAACAGCAGACCTTCACGCACATAGGGCTTTCCCATGTACTTTGCCCACCATGTCGCATCGTCAATGCTGGCTTTCATATCGGCATAGTAGGCATCGTCAAATCCAACGCCATAGTCATAATTGAAATTGCTGTGTCCGTTCTCGTCCACCGCAGGAATCACACGGAATCTGTACTTCGGGTTGTCTGCATACTGGTTCCGGATGCGTCCCAGAGGGTCAAGCACGTTCCAGCGTGTACCGACCATCAGTTCCAATGCGCCTTGCTTTTTACGGTCTTTCAGCTGGTTCAAATAGGCATCGTACTTGTTGTTCAGACGCTCGACGTTTAGGCTTTCCTCCAAGTCCTCAATCAAGTCATCGCTGTACAGAACGCCGCCCTCACCGATTTCAACAGCACCAGTCAACGTGCCGCCGATGGAGCGGCAAGTCAGGGTTGGGAAACGCTTCTTTCGGTTCAAGTCAACGCTTTCGTCCTTTGCGCTCTTGTCCACAAGCTGAACGTCAGGAAAGATTTTGCCCCAGTTGTAGGTCACAGGGTCTGTGATGATAGACAGTACTTCGCCGTAGAAGCCGTTGGTCAGCTTGTCAGAGTGCCCGCTCATAACCGATGCAACGTCAGGGCGGTTGCCCATCAGCCATGTGATGAAAAATATACAAAGAGTTGATTTCCCGGTTCTCGGAGCCATCGAGATTCCCAAGAAATCTACACGATGGAAAAATAAGTCCTCAAGGTCATTAACAAGCGTGTGCAAAATGCGCCTGCGCGGCTGATAGAACTTCTTCTCCGGCGCACGGTTCCACTCAAGGTAGATGCAATAGCTGTCAAACACATCCTTTGCTTCAAACAGGTACGTCCGGCCGATAATGTCATAGACCTTCGCCACATCCTCGCCTGTTTTCATCTTGCCCATCATGGCTGCACAGACAGAGCGTAGCTCACCAGAGTATTTGTAGGCATCGAACCGCTTGTCTTGCGGCAGGGCATCTCTTAGGTTCACCACCGCCTGTAGCCAGTCTTCATAGACCTGTGCTTCTGTTGGATTCTGCTTTGCATACGCTTTGATGCTGTCAATGATGGCGATACACTGCTTTGGCTGCATAAAAAAATAGGCACCCCCTACCTAAAAATGTAAAGAGTGCCTACAACTGCACAAAAATCAAATATTCGGTTTTATAATGCTACTTTCGGAAAATTATTTGCTAAAATCCATCTTAATAAATGGATTGCTCAGTTTATTTGACTTCTTCTGCAAGCTGGTTGAGCCTGCGTTTCAGCTCGTCCGCATCGTAGTACAAGGCGTCTGCGATGGCATTGAGAATATCGGGCTTGTCGGTGTAATCGCACAACGTTTCAATGAGCTTCAAGCTCTGATCTGACAATTTTACGGTTTTCATGTCGCTTTTCCTTTCTCATTCGGTTTTATTCTAGGTTGCGAACAATGTCACCTGTTCTGTTCAGCAATCCGATACCATGTCTGGCGGGTCACATAATATTTGCTTGTTCATCAAGCCACGTTTCGCGGTCAAGTCTTTCCTTCTTTTCGATTAAAGTAGGAGTAAACGTTTTATCGCTCTTCCATCCCGCATATTTCTTAAAATACGTAAGATAATCTTCTGCTATTGCGGGAATGCTTTCCAAAATAAATGTAAGAAGAGCAACTCTCATTTGCCGCTTAAACGTTTCGGAAGGGCCTTCTTTCTTGAAATCAAAAAATATGTTTTCATCATAAAACAAAACATTGCATTTCTTAGATTGGCATTCCAGCATAAAGGAAGTGAAATCTTTGCAGTTTACAAAATCGAAAACCGAGCGAAATGTCAAATCTGCATCTTTTTTGATAAAATCCCAATAAAACGGTTTTTGCTTTTCCATGTTGTTCTCCTTTTCTCTTGCCTGTTGGAGAAAAGAATGGTATACTGTGGTTGCACCATTCTTTTTCCTGTTTTGATTGGTTTGGTGTACTCTTAGCGGTGGCTTGTGGTTGGGCTGCCGCTATTTTTATTTGCGTATCTTTCGACACGCTCATACCAAGTGGATTTCCCGATGCCAAGCTGCTTGCAGCACTCTTTTACGGTAATTTTGCCTTTTTGTTGTTGCTCTAATAGGCTTTCAAACTGCTGCTCGTCAACTTGCTTTTCCTGTCTGCCAAAGCTACGGCCTGTTCTGGCCGACACTCTCTTGCCATCAACAATAGGCATGGCAGCTATGCCCTCTGCCTGACGTTGCTTGGTTTTCTTGCGTTCCTGTTCAGCTACTGCGCCCAAAACCTCAATAAGGATGTTGTTTACCATTTCTAGCACCCACGTCTGGTCTTGGAAGTCAATAAGCGTGGTCGGAATGTCGAGAATGCGAACAATCACGCCTTTTTCTTTGAACCATTGAAGTTCTCGCTTCATTTCGTCTTTGTCACGCCCGAATCGGTCAAATTCCTTGACGATGACTTCATCCCCAGCCTTGACAGTCTCTTTCAATCGTTTATACTGCGGGCGGTCAAAGCTGCTACCTGTCATTTTATCACAAAATACATTCTCGTCCGGGATGTCGAACCGATCTCGTGCGATTTTAAGCTGTCTCGCAAGATTTTGCTCTTTGCTCGACACTCTCGCTAAGAAATAACGCATTACAATCACCCATTACTTGTCAATTTTGATTTTATAGGAGTATTCATCCAGTTCCTTCGTGGTTTTCGGCCTAAGAATGACTTCGTAATCCAGTGCTTCTGCAAATTCGCATAATTTTTTCACAGACATATTGTTGCCCTTCAAACGTTCTCCAACGCCAGAAGCAGACTTGTAGCCCATATCGTTAGCAAGAACTTCCATCGTTTTAGGAGGGCGGCTCTTAATCATAATGTCTTTAATGATTTCGGTGACAGTCATTTTAATTTTCCCTTTCTTATAACGGCTCCTTTTCTGCATCCATGTTACCATGTTTTCATGGAAATGTCAAGCGTTTGTTTTTATATATTATATAAATATACTCTAGTATGTATAAATACATACTAGAGTAGTATAGGAATGTTTACTTAGTTAATCGCAATCAGGTAGAAAATTTTCTATAATAAGGAGTAATTCTTCCAAACTTCATTTCCGTAAAACTTTGGGTCTTGACAAGCATATTTTCACGCTTTATACTTGTTCCAGCGAAAGCGAGGTGATAGGCTTGGCAAGACGAGCAGAAACCTCGGAACGTGATAAGCTGCGCATGATAAGCACCCGGCTCACTGAGAACCAGATCGCAAGCATGGAGAGCAGCGCAAAGGCATTGGGCATCTCAAAGGTCGATGTTATCCGAATGGGTATCGAGTGGGTAGCGTCCTACGTTGAGAACATCAAGGCATAAAAAAATAAGCTACCAGCGCCACCGTCCAAAGTTACGCTGATAGCTTATCCACATCACGAAACGAGAACCTGCAACCACCAAGGGGGCAGTCTCCCTTTTCGGAATCTATTATACCAAAAAGGGCTGCTCTCCGCAAGAGTTAGGAGAAAAAAACATGAACTTTCCCACGACAACCGAAGAATTTCTGAAAACCCTCGCCCACGGCAAAGAGCCGACCAGCGAGGACAGGGAGTACGCAGAAGCGCTGGGCAAGCTGTCCGAATTGAACTACCGGGCAGGGTACGAAGCGGGAGCAGCCAAAAACAAGGGCTGAATTTTGTGCAAATCTACAAACTTTTAGATTTTGTACAGATACCAGTACTACATTAAGCGTTTGCGTAATTGACAAGCCACAACATATTGCGTATACTGGTTGCACCCACATGAAGGGAGGTGAGTTTATGTACAGCCCGTATCTCGAACGCCACAATCACACGTTCACTGTTGCGCTGACCGAACGGCAGTTCCAGTGGCTGAAAGCCTATTGCACCGAACACAAGGTCGCACAGGCCGCAGCCATCCGTGACACGTTCTTTGAGGTGCATCCCATCCCGGAGACCGATGAAAAAGAATAAGACGCTCGCTAAAGTTTGCCGACCACAGCGAACGTCTTATATGCTCAACAATGGAAATGGAGCCATTGCGCCCTTATTATAGCAAATCGGCTCAGTTTCCGCAAGCTATTTAAGGAGATTCTATGAATCATAGTATCACAACCAAGACCGAAATTCAACTGATTGAGGGTGTTAGCTGCTACGAAGAAAACGGAGTAGCCTACATCCGTCTGGAAGATGCTGCTCGTGGATTAGGCTTCACGCAGATTGCGAACAGTGGAAACGAAGTCATTCGGTGGGAGCGTGTCAGAAAGTATTTGGCAGAACTTGGCATCCCCACAAGTGGGGACGGCAATCTTCCAGAGTACATTCCTGAAAACATCTTTTACCGCCTGTGCATGAAAGCCAACAATGAGACGGCGCAGAAGTTTCAGGCACTTGTGTGCGATGTGATTCTTCCTGAACTGCGCAAACGTGGTTATGCTACTCTCTATCCGGTCGGACAGCCGAGCAGCTTGCAGATTTTGAACATTATGGTTCAGGTCGTAAACGAACAGGCTGCACGAAGCGCAGAAACCGAAAAGCGTGTGGATGCTATTGAATCTAGTTTCAACAATATGTGCTCGATCATGACCATCAGCATCAAAGACGATGCACGAAAGGTCTGTCAGCGCACGTTGAATGCCATTGCAACCAAGCGTGGCGGTGGTACGGCATACGCAGACGTATGGAATGAAGTCTACGATGAAATGAAGGAGAACGGTTTCGATGTTCGCCGCCGTTTGGATAACCGCAAGAAGGATGCCGCGTCTAAGGGCATGAGCAAGACTTTTGTGCGGAAAATCAACGCTGTTGACATCATCTTCGACAGCAAAGACAAGAAGATGGAATCTGCGTTCATCAACTCCGTGCGCCGTCTGGAAGCTGCCACAAACGTGAAGTTTGAGGTCAAGGAAGAAAATCAGCCCGCATAATACATAGCCCATAAGAAAAGCCAGTGGTTAGAGAACATCTAGCCGCTGGCTTTTCGTGTTTACGGAACTATAAATCGGCAGTCAGTAAATTTGTTGCCATCAAAGTCTCCAACAAATGTAATGGTCTGTCCGGGAGAAAGCATAGAAATCTTGTCTTTTTCGTTTTCCGGGAATCCAGCCATATAAACGGTATAACCAATGCTGTGAGAAGTGACGAAGTTCACGCTGAACATAACAGTGTACGGATTATCTAACTTAATCATTGCGTCTGATACACTGTTGACTTGATATGTCACCTTATATTGCTTGCCGGCGTATTTGTCTTTTGCTTTTACAGCGTTGTCGGCCGCCTGTTTTGCATAGTCATCCAAATCAAGCGTTGGAATATCATCATCTGGGTTATGCGAAGAAGCACTGGATGCCACCTGCTCACTGCTTGCGGGCTCAGAGCTTATAGGCTGTTCAGATTCGGATGCCGCTTTTTGAGATACCGGAGTGCTACTTGCTGAGCTTTCGGAAACTTCCTCAATAGAGCTACCATCCAGTTCCGTTGCCGTAGACTTGGCGGAGGAAGATGTAATGCCGGAGCTTGCCGATTCATCATGTGATGGCTCTGGTGTTACAGCCAAACATATAACAAGAACTGCAAATGATACAAAGAAAGCAATTAACATCCGATTGTCTTTCTTATGCGTTGCTTTGTTGTAAAGACACAGCGCTCCAAACACAGGCGTTGCAACCAGAGCAATCATTCCAAATAAGGCGTACATTTTTGTAGATTCCTCCCTTTCAAGGCTTGTAAGGCAAGTATAGCACAGAACACAGACCCTTTGTAGGGGTCTTTTTGTTTTTGCAGCGGAATTTTTGAGATTGACAATAGGGGTGGGGGTGATTTGCGCAGGAAAGAGGGGGTGGTGAATCGCCACCACTTTAATAAAAATGCCTTTTTTGATTTTTTTCTACGGAGACTATCGACCCACCCCACCCCCGGCTCGCCCCATATACCCCAGAGGTGGAGACCCAAGCCCCAGCGCACCCGGACAGACTGCACAGCACAGGCAGCAGGGCAGGCCGTGCCAAAACCAGGGCGGGAAAGATACCAGGGCAAACCATACACCGGCACACACGCCCGGACGCTGGACACGCTACACCGGTCTGCACTCGATACCAGAGACCACTCACGCCGGGCAGATCGTACCGGCGGCGGGCGCTGGAGGGCGGACAGTGTGTCCGGCAAACTACACTTTTTCGGATGCAAAATATTTTCCATGCAAACGTGTATAAGTGTTGCCTGTGCAACTTGACTTTTCCATGGATTCATGTATAATATAATCAGAACACGGAAACATGGAAACATGGAAACAAAATCAACCACAATACCGTTACAAAACAGGAGGGCAAAACCATGAAACTAGAATTCAGAACCAAGACCAACGCAAACGGGCACGGCTACTATCTGTGCATTGACACCAACGCAAAAACCTTTTCCCGCGTCCCTGACGGTTGGGTATCTAAGGACGTCCCTGTTGTAGCAAAGCGTGATATGGACACGCTCAAGGCTCAGGCCATTGCAGACGGATACACGGAGGTATAAACCATGAAAAAGACATATAAGTGTAGTGACCTCTATACCGCCACATTTGAGGACGGCGCGTTAATGACTGGCACACTTGACCAGCTCTATACAGCCCAGAACAACCGCAAAATGACCATCAAGCCCGTTGTATGGCTCTGGTGCAGTGACAGCGGCTTATATATGGTAGACTACATCTTAGAGGGCGCGGGCTGGACACTGGGCGCATTTGATACGCTGGCAGATGCGGAAAAGGCAGTGGCAGCGTTTAACGCACAGCCCGCAGCAGATGTTGCCGCAATGCTCACAGCGGATGCTCTAAAGCGCTTTACTTGTGAGGTGGAGTGCAAGGCACTGGGCGACGATGGCAAGCAATATAATGCTGTTTGGTGCCCCGATTGTGGGCAGGTTTATTATACCATCCCGGCAAAAGTTAAGGTGTTGGGCTACATCCCGCAGTATAAGGAGGGCTAAACGACGATGCTTGACACAACTCAAATTTACGCCCTCTGGTACGTGGGCGGCATGATATCCGGTGCACTCGTGATGATCGCATTTCTTAACAGCTGAGGAGGATATAACGATGGAGATTAACAACTGGTTTTCCGGCTGCCTTGTCCAGGCGTTTCCCTGGATTGATAAAAAATACATCTATGTAAATGTCAGGTGCTTTTTGCCTGGTCAATCAATCAGCCAGGCACCAGCCTGGGAGCGGTCGGTTTTTGTCCTGGATGACGAACCAGGGCGAACCATTGTATATAAGTATACCGATAGCTTGGTTAACGCAATATCATCAGGGAAAATCCCGGACAAAGCACACATAACTTTTGAAAATTCAAGGTTTTTCATTTGATGGAGGGCTAAAAAAATGACAACGTTTGAAGAAAAGGTGAACGCATACCGCGAAAACAAGCGGTTAATTGAAGAGCTCGAAGCAATGAACGACGCCGTAAAGGCTGAAATCATTGATATGATGCACGGCGCGCCGGAGATGGTGCAGGGCACTGCAAAGGCCATTTACAAGGATGTTTCTTCCGTCCGGTTAGATAGCAAGCTACTCAAGACGCTGCACCCGGATGTATACGCAGAGTGCAGCAGCAAAACCAGTTACAAGCGGTTTAGCGTAGTATAAGGGGGTGCGACGAGTGATATTATCTTGCATCCTGTTTTTCTTCTGGTTTTTCAGCGCACTTTTTAAAGCCAGCAAATAAGCCGCCCGGACACTTTAGCGGGGCTGCACCGTAAAGCAACCCCGCCCCAGCCCAAAAGGGCAAAAATATTTTTGCAAGTCCTGTTTTTGGGGCTTGCGATATGATATACTGTGAAAAAGGGCAAAAGCCCCAGAAAGTGAGGTTTTTTTATGATGTACAGTACTTTTTCCGTCCGTGATGCAGTCAAGACTGCCTGCCCTGAGTTGGTAGATACCATTTATCGCCGTGCTCCGTATAAGTTCAAGGAAGCATTTGATGAGATTTATGATCACTGGCAGCACATCTATGACACCGGAGAGCAGTGGGCAAAAGAGCCCATTGCTCCGTCCGTTCCTCTGATTATTAAGCGATCCCCGGACAGCGATCTGACCGCTCAAAAAGCAATCACCGCCGAATGCGACAAAGAACTTTTTGCTCTATACCTGCATATTATGTGCATGGACATGCCGGGAAATATCGTCCACGGCGCTGCTGTCACGGTAAACATTTTCGGGACGGATGATGCACACATTCACATTGCCGGGCACGACATTACTCCGGAGCAGCTCGTAACCGCATGGAATGCCGCAAACCCCAAAAAAGAAAAAATTTACGCTTACTAATACTTACCACAAATCTATCAAAGCCCGGTCACGATGTGGCCGGGCTTTTCTTTTGCCTTGCATCCGCTGAGGGTGCAGGGCTTTTATTTTGCCCTGCTGCAATGCATCCATATACAAGCGTTTACAGCGGCTTTTATCCTGTCCATGCAGTTATACCATCCACGCTACAAAACAGAGCACAGGGATTTACAGGAGCTTTTCCTGCGATTTTTACCGTTCTACCACCGCAGATACCAGCCCCGCATAAGCGGATATAACGCCGCCTGCGCTACGCTGGGGCGCATCACAGCGCCGCAGCGCCTCCAGCGCATACCAGATACCAGCGCCACGCCGGACGCTGTACAGGTCAGCACAGCCGCCTATTATAATAAGGTATATAAGGGTGCAGCATACCGCAGACCATGCAAGCCCGGCGGGGTAGTCCAGCGGCAGCGGCGCGGAACCATTGACGGCTGCCGCCGTATCTCTTTTCGGGCTTTCGCCCGATAGCCAATAGAGGTCAGCAATAGTCGCAGCGTTCCGGCTGGAATAGTCGTAGCCAATAGTCGCAGTTTCTCCAATAAAATAGTCGTAAAGTCGTCAGACGACTAGCTTTTGAAAGTCCTATATATAGTATAGTAACGAGCAGCCCGCTGATAGTCGCAGAGTAATAGTCGTAGTGTTTTCTTACGAGCCTTCGTCAAATAGTCGTGTATTTTTTGTGTGAAATAGTCGTTCGCCTTTTAGAGAAAGATAGGTGCGATAGTCGCTAAGTCGTCCGACACCCCCAAAATCAATATGTGTCAAGACACCTGTCAATTTTAATCTAAATCACATTACCTCAAATTCTTTAACCATCGTACTTATTATAATAGTCGCAGGCAATTACTCAATCTTTTTAACTATTATTCTGCTGGAATAGTCGTACCATCCGATTCTGTTCGTTCTTCTCCTATTTAATTACCGACAACTACAATCATATCATACAAACAAACTATGATTACTTATTCGGCAATACCTCAATACTTTTAACTATCAAATAAGACTATCCGGCTGGTCAGTTGCTTTCAGCTTTCAGTCAACAGCTCATACAGTTATGCAACATTTCTACATATCCAGCCGACTACGAAATAAAGTCAATTCTCCATGTGAAATAATCGTAAATCATCCGCCAATCCGAACGTTACGCTAGTTCTCGCCTACGGTCTGCTCTGCTGGCTAACGGTATAGCTTTGGAGATAGAGGGTTGTAGGGAGAAAGAACCTTTACAGGCGATTGAACTCTGGTTCACTGTACTGTTGCTTCTCCTGTTCCTTGTCAATCCACATATCAGCAAAGGCCTTCCAGTTCGTGATAGGCTTTCCGGTCTTGGTCATCCAACCTGTTCCCTCATAGTAGTTCATGAACCTGCTGGCAAGCCTGTTCTCACATCCAGCATCCAAAAAATACTCGCTCACATCCTCGAAGTCCGGCGTACTGGCGTTTCTATCGGGCGGGTCGCCCGCTTTCTTAATAACTTTTTTTCTTTTCTTTTCTTCTATATTAAGGAGGTGAACGATTGTTCCCCTCACAGGTGAAGTATCGTTCCCCTCAGAGGTGAATGATTGTTCACCTCCCTTTTCGCTCTTTGACGATTCTTCCGGCACTTTGACGTATATTTTATCGAGCTTGTTCTTTCCTTCACGCTTGCGCTCGATCAACCCGGCTTCTTCCAGCTCTTTCAAAGACTTCTTGACCCATCGTTCCGTGAATCCAGTATCGGCAGCAAGGTCTTTGATGGGATACACGATGTATACTCGCCCTAGTTGGTCAGCAAATTTTCCGCTTTTGCTTGCCCTCTGTGACGACCTTGCACGATTGAACAGGTAAATGTAAACAATTTTCTCCGTTGGGCTAACGCCAATAGTCGAGAGGAATCGAGGGTAGACCATGTACCCATTGACCTTTGTATCGGCTGTCATGTATTCCATTTTCTTCTCCTGCAATAGTCGTATACTTCTACAATGCTCTCACAGCCACGTAGAGCCGTGCCAGAGCCGCTTTCTGTATTTGACCGATAAGTTTGCCGTCTGACGCTAAAAGCGTTTGTAGGGCTTCTGTGTGCGTATATGCAAAAGCCTGCCATTGCTGACAGCCCATGTGATTTTATAATTGGGTTTGAATGTAATAGAGTGCATTGTAAGAGCCATTCACCCGATAATAGTCTTTTAGATACTCGCTAATATAAGCGCCGAGTGGCTTCCATTCATCATCCGGCTGTTTTACAATTTTGGCTTGCCACCACTGGATAGCCCACCGGGATTCTTTTTCGGCCTTTCTGGCAGACCATCCATGCGCCATCATCAATTTCTTAAAACGCTTTCTAGTCACAGTGCTTCTCCTTTCAATCCATCCAAGTGTACTCTTGGAACCGTTGAATCTGCTTGTTAAACGTGATGGGAAGGTCGCCTATCTCGCCTTCCTTGTTCTTGCTTAGCCGGAACAGATACTTGTCGGGGTTGTCGCCGGACAGAAGAATGATTGCATCTGCGTCCTGTTCAATCTGTCCGCTCTCTCGCAAGTCGGAGTTAGTAGGCGTTGCTCCGGACTTGGATGGGTTTCGATTGAGCTGTGCCAGTGCCACCACGACAATGCCTGTGGTCTGCGCCAGTTCGTGTAAGGCAATGGATATGGCCGTAATGGCGGCATATCTGTCCTTTGCGCCTGTTTCGTGGATGAGTTGAAGATAGTCTACGAAGATGATCTGAGCCTTTTTACGGAGAGCCTGAGCCTTCATCCACGCCACGTTCTTTCCGGCAGCGGAGCGGATATATAATGGCATCTTCATGTTTTTTGCCTGTCCGTCAATCTCATTCAAGCTGACCGCCTTATTTTTCACCGTGTCCAGAGGGCAGTATATTTGATTAGCCATCAGACGTGCGCCCAACTTGCGTTTGCTGGTTTCTAGGCTGAAATAGTACACGGTGTAGTCCTGCTTTGCCATGCTTGCTGCTATTTGCAAGGACAGGGCTGTCTTGCCCGCAGACGGTCTGCCGCCGATGATAATGAAATCACCCGGAGAAATGTGCAGCGCTTCATCCAGACGCTCTAGGCCTGTCTTGATATACACAGGCTTCTCGTCCATGTGAAGCACATAGTCGTTCAACACATCCTCGTATGTCCACGCATCTTCTTCTTCAGCTTTCAGGCTCATCGCCTCGCCCATCTGCTGGTAGATGTCTGATAGATCAGAATAGTCAGTGAGCTCGCTGGTCATCTGAAATGCCAGACCTTGCACACGAGTAAGTGCAGCTTGTTCTCTGATAAGCTGCGCCCAACGCTGCATCTGCTCCCTGTCAATTCGTACACACTCTGATTCACAGGTTTGTACACACGCCAAGAGCGTCTGCGCTACGTCTGGATGCTGCGTGTTTATCTCGACTATATCTATCTTACCCCTAGCCGTCCAATAGCCCTGAACAGCCGCAAAAGCGTCTCTCAGCTCAGGTCTGAACAAGTCAAGTTCAAGGTCTGGTATGATTTCATCCACAACGCCCGGCTTGCAGAGCATCAGCGCACCGATAAATACCGTTTGAACGTCCATTGTCATAGTCTAGGAAACTCCATCTCCGTACTTTGCTCGTACTGGTCATCCTGTTTTAATGCGTAAATGTCCTGCCATCCAGCATAGATGCTCTGGTCGAGAATGGCTTTCCAGTCATGCCGATCAAACTTTTCCAGCTTGTTGCAGAGCATCTGTTTCGCCCGGTCTGTCATAGGCTTTTTGATTCTTGTACGCATCTGTGCGAACTCTCGCAGGGATTCCAACAGGGCTTTATCGCCATGAGCAAAGTCGGAGAAGATGTCAGGTTTCTTTTTGACCGCACTCTCCGGCAAGGTCTTGGCATTCATCTGACTGTCAGTTGATACAATGGGTTCATTGTCATCTGACTTTGAACTCATAGATGAGCTGACCTTCATATCATTTATGACATGAGGATGAGCTGACTTTCGTGTAGACCATCCTTTTGACGCAATATCGCTTCTTTTCCATTCTTCATCGAGCAAATGCTTAATTAAAATGAAACAAGATTCTGCTTTTTTTGAGTTCAAAGTTGCGTCTTTTTCTTCAAAAACGTATGCACAGATTGCATCGTATAGTTCCAACTTTTCTTTGCTTTTGAGTGTGGAGATGGCTTCAAAGTAATATCGTTGGAATGTAAAGCTGTCTCGTTTTTTGTCCATACCTATCCCCCATTAAAACAGGCACTCAGCGTCAGACTCACGCAGCCAGCCTTCACCCGGAATATTGACTATCTCATAATACTGCCGTGCAACGTAAATTGTTTTCTGCCCATCCTCAGCAATCAGGCCGACAATCAGATAGTTGCCAGCAGCCATAAAGAACCAAGGGTTGCTCTTGTAGGTCTCGCCCTTCATCCAGTTTTTCATCCTGTTCACGGCTTTTTCAATATCCTTATCGGGGCAGTCCGGGTTTTTGTACGCAAAGAAATCCTCAGGAAATTTAAGTTTTTTCACTTTCTGAATCCCTCTCTCGTTCTCGTGATTCTCTTATGCACCTTGACAGGTCTTGTGCCTTTGCCATACGCTGGTCGGGTATGTTTTGCCTTGATGTACCCGCAAGGTGGCTTCGGCCCGAAGTCAAAAAAGCTCAAGTCCATAACGATGATGCCAAATTTTTTGTTTGTCATGTTTACTGCTCCTTACGCATACCATTTTGGTGCTTCATTGAAGATTTCAACGCCTTTCGCAAAGCCCATCTTTTCTAAGGTTTCACACATGATGCCATCCATCATGCTGTGAACGATTTCTTCATCATCGCCGTACTTTTGGTACGCTTCCTGCATTTCTGTCGTGAATGTGTCAATCATATCTTGCGTAACAACGATATTGTTTTCCATAAGCCCTCCTATACCATCGGAAACGTCATTCAATGCGTCACAGGACACTGAATGTTCGGGTCAATAGTCGGTGTTGCATCAATAGCATCCAGCACCTCATCATAGAAAGCTCCTCCATCGGGATTCGAAAACGAACTAGCTCTGTCTGCGTCCAAAGCGCATTTTTCAATCTTCTGGCGCAGCGCATCTGCATCAATCGGTCTCATATCTGTCAACCCTCCGGCGCATAAATGCGCATCCAATGTGTGACCGTCACGTTATCCGGCAGTCTCTCGCCTATCTCGTCCCAGAACTGACCGTCTGCGTAACAGCCAAGAAAGTACGCTGTCGGCGAGATTCCTTGCAACATTTTTCCATCTTTATCACGCCACGTTGTCTTAGTCGCAAGCAACAAAGGCTACGTTCGTTCTCGTGGCTGTTCGCTTGCCGGATGCCAGAGTGTGTTAGCCATTCAATCGCCCTCCCACACACCGTCAGGACGCATCTTTGCAAACGCCAGCAGGCCGTATAGGGCACGTTTTGCGTTGCCCTCTGTGGCGTTCCAGTAGTCGCTATCGTCCACATCGTCCCCTAGTGCAGAAATAGCCTTTTCAAGCATTGGAATGCTTTCTGCACCTGTCTTGCCGTAGATGGAGCGGATGCCCTTGCTACCAAACACATCATCACGACGAAAGTGCTTTCCATAATTATAGGTGATATTAAGCCACAGTTCCTTTGTTCCTCCAATGGAACGAGTACCACCATCAATAAAGTGCATATCATCCACTTCAAGCGTTTCATGCGTTACGGGGTCGCACAGCGAAATATCATAGCTCATCTTTCTTCTCCCATTCCTTGCATCCACGTTCGTCCCACACGAAGTCTGCAACGTGTTCTGACTGGTCGTTCACGCATACGCCCTCCGGCTCCGCGTACCATTTGCAAGAGCCACAGGACGGCTCAGATTTGTTCTTACAGGATTCTGCTGTGCATCGGATAGCCTTGCCAGCAGAGAACTGTTTGATGCCCATGTAAGAGCAATGTTCAGTGGTGCAGTAGAAATTCATCCGATTTTCCTCCAACCAATTAACTCGCAGACACCAATCGTTACAGGGTCGCATCTGTGAATAACTATGTCCCCTGTTCTATATGCGTTGATAGGCGGTCTGTAGACAAATCCTTTTTCTTTTGATTCAAAAACTCCATCGAGAATGTTCTCCGGCAAAATTAAAAATCCATCAGAATCCAAGATGGCATCGCATTGCTTGCATTTATAGACGCAAACTTTTTTCATATTCTCTGTCCCCTCTTTCCCCTATTGAACCGCCCGATCACTCGCTTATACTCCGCATAGCACTCAGGGCACAGGTCGCCTGTGTCCCTGCGCCACGCCCAGTCCTTGAAGTATTCGTCAGGGTTCATCATCCTGCCGCCTAGAACTGCTCCGCAGCGGTCACACACTCGCTTGTGGTAGATTCCTCTGTCAGTTTGCATTAGTCGTCCTCCTCAAAACCCGGCGCAACCCTTGCAATATATTCGGTCTCGGAGCCTTCTGGAAATGCAAGTTTAAGGCTTCCACCAATCGGCTGATTATGCAAAGGGTATATGTCGAGACCGTTCATTGCGACTTTCGCTGCTTCTTTTTGAGTAGAAGCGTGAACGAGTAAATATCCACGTTCTCTCCATTCAACAGGCACTTTATACAATCCCATGTTAGCCATCCTCCCCATCTAACCTGTTTACGCAATTTTCCTTCTGGCATTCATTGCAATTTCCGCAACACTCAAAAGAAAAATGCGTGATTTTTTGCGATTTATATTGACGGAGTAAATACTTATATTGGTTGTAGCAGTAAGGGCAAACAAGCATTCCATCAACGTTTCCCCACCCGACTGCTTCTTCAAATTTTTCCCAGTGATTGAATCCTCCGTCTGTATCGCCAGTTTTCAAAAGTTTTACGAAATGCGTCATTCCGCATCTGTCACATTTGTAAAGTTGTCCGTTTGTTTTCATTTCATTCATTCTCCCCAACATCCTTGAACAAGATTTCTTTGTCGGCTTTCCAGTCTTTGATTTTGCACGGAATGTCCGTGCCGGGTACGGTCTTTTTCAGCCCATCCATCTGCCAGACGTTCCATGAGATAATGTCTGCAATGCAGTCAAGAAAAATGGGCATGAAGCCGATTTCCAGCTTTTCAACCTCAAACCGATACCTAAAATTTTCAATTAGTGTCAGAAACAGGTTGCACCTTGCCAGCAAGAGATTGTCCCCCTGCCACTCATAGCCGTATGTCGATGCGTAGGCGTTAATTGCCCAGCACATCCACATATCATAGTCACGGAACTGCTCTGCCAGAACATTCAGCTTTCTATCCAGCAGACCGATTCTGTCAGGCACGGCAATCATCTGCCCTGTTGTGGTATCGTATCGACTTGTCAGGAACGGCGCTTCGCCACACGTGACTTCAAGGCAAGTCTTGTTGATGTACTTATTCCAGCCCTCACCCTTCAGGTCGTTTTCTGCAACGTCTGCCATTTTCTTGCAAACCCAAGTCGGCGTGAACACCTCTGCTTTCTTGCTGGTTCGCTTCTTCTGGTCTTCCAGCCGTTTCTGCACACGAGGGACAAGTTGAACCTTGTCCAACTGTTCCAGTACGATTTCATCTGCAAAGCCTACACCCAGTTCAGGCGGCGGGTCTGTCGCCCAGATGATGTTCTTGCCTGTCGTGTGGTCTTGCAAGAGGACAGGCAAAAACGAGCGTAAGCATGGATCGGAAAAGTCAATCAATGGGGTTACGGACAAATCCATTGTGGCTGTTTCATTCTTTGATTTCTTTCCCATTCCATTTCTCTCCAAAAGACGCTCATGCGCTTTTTCTGTTCGATTTGTGATAGCCTAAATCCCTCTGACTGTCTACATTTTGTGATGCCAACAATGCGGCTTGCATAGTGCTTCGGACAGCAACGCTTGCCCGGAATTGGTGGTTCATCACAATAGGCGCAAGTGCCAGATGTCCTTCTGTATTCCTTGCTGTTTCTCGCTCTCTTTTGAGCATCCTTTGTTCGGCACTCGATACAAGAACGATAGCCTTTTGACATTGGACGTTTCAGGCAAATGGTGCAAATCCCTTTCGCGGCCAGCCTTTTACGCTTTTCACGTTGCCGTTCATTGCGTTTTTGCAGATACACAGCTTTCGTTTCACCCGAAAGACTTTCGTATGCTTGCGTGTGCCTTTCGAGGTCTTTTGACAAACACTCTGCACATGATACTCTGCCCGGCATTGCATCGTTCTGACCGCAATGGATGCAGATGTGATGTTCTTTATACATCTGCCGTAACGCTTTGCTACTCATTTCACTATTACATGCTCCGTCGCGTAATCGCCATAACAGTTGCACTTAAGCCATTTGTATTTTGACGAACCTTCCGCAAAATCGAACTTCCATTTTTGGATTCTTTTGATACGTCCACAAACCGTACATCGGACTTTGATTATTCGTTTGTCTTTGTAAGGCTCAAAGGATATTTTGGTGAGTTCGCATACAAGTTTTCCGTCTTCCGTAAAAAGAAATCCGTTCATTCCTCTTTTACCTCTCTGTACTCCACGTCAATCCCCTTAGGCAAAGCCGTCTGGTACTTCTGAGCCAATTGCTCTGCGCTCTGGGCATCACCCAACGGCTGTTCAGGCGGTGCAACGGTGACTTCTACGTTGTCACGCATACCAAAGTAGTTCTTGGCTCGGAAAATCCACTCTGCCGGGTTCTCCTGACCGTACATACCGTTGTACGCCCACATGGACTGCATTTGCAGAATCAGCTTGAGGATGTACTTCTGCTGCAAGCTATCGTCACGGCGCTTGCCCGCCATAATCTGCTTTAGGCTCACCCATTCGATGCCAAGCACCAGTGCAATCCATTCCACCACAGGGGAGATTCTGGCTTCGATACAAGCGTCAAAGAAGAAGTCAAGACGTTGCTGCACTTCAATCGGGTTGTTCATGTCCACGCTTGGAAGGTCGCCAAAATACTTTGCTGCAATCATGCCGATGACCTTCTTGTCCTCTTCATCGCCGATTCTTGACTGCAAATCGCCTGTGTTCAGCATCTTTGACCTCGTGATTGCTAACTCTTGCTGTTCTTTCACCTTTTTACTCACCTGTGAGCGGATAGATTTCCGCTTGTTAAGCATTTGCTGTTTCTTCTTCTCTCGCTCTTTCTCACGCTTCGCAGCGGCTTCTTCTTTCGCCTTTTGCGCTCGCTTCTCACGCTTTTTCTTTTCAGCTTCGGTCAGCGGCGGTCTGCCACGACCACGCTTCGGGGGTGTTGCCAAGAGTTATCACCTCGTTTCGGTTTAATAGTGAACAAGTCTATCGCCCATGTAATCTAAGGCTTTTGACATATTGAGGACGGCGCAACAGTTTTCGTTTGACATCCACCAAGCGCACTTCTCTTTTTCGCAGACGCACCGACCAAGAGGATTGCTGGTCATCTTCATCGGGCAGTAAAGTTCGTTGTCCATCAGTCATTCGCCTTCTTCGCGAAAGGATTATACTCACTAGGGTCTGCCTTGTTCGCCCATTCAACCCACTTAACAACTTTCTTTCGCAGTTCGTCATCAAGTAGAAATGGTTCACGAATCAGGATAATCTTTGGATTCTTCTTCATAATGTCTGCATTGGTTTTGATTTCGTCATAATCAATCGAGCCATGAAACATCTTACTACGAACCTTGTCGCCTCTACTTGAGATATGACGAGTGAACGATTCCTCACGGAATCTAAACTTCTCCGTCAAGTGCGGATTGAGTTTCAAATCGTACTCCTGAATATATCCAATTTTCATAACGTTTTACCTCCCAAGGAACACAAATGCCCACTTCATCCATTCGGGGATGTCTGCGGAAAACAAGCCCTTATACATAAAGATGGAAAATACGATAGACGAAACCGCCACGACTGCAATAAAAGCGATCACAACGCCTTGAAGAATCGCAAACTTTCTACGGCTTCTTTCCATACTCTTTTCAATGTCATATCTGTTCATGTTTTTACCTCCATCCCATCACAACAGCCGTGCAAACGACCAGACACACGTTGACGAACAGCCAGACGAGCATTGCTTGCCGTTCTTCAAACAAGTTGTCTGCCGCGTCTTTGATTGTCCGCTCGGACTGAACCACCACCGCCAGCAGGACTAGGCAGATCAGCCAGCGAGTTGCAAATTCAAACATTGTTATCCTCCATCAAATCGTCCATGCTCAACTGACCGCTGACGTTGTCATCTTCCATCCACCAGCGAAAAACGTCCATGCCGGTCTGCCAGTCGTCTGTCGCAAATTTCTTTCCTTCAGATTCAAGATTTCTCTTTTTACGAGCTTTCAACATTCTTTCAAACGCTGAGATGTACATTTTCTCGTAAGCAGGCCAGCGCATAAACTCGCGCTGTCTGCCCCCCCTACCGGCCATAGGACAGCCGATGCAGCCAACACGCTTCTGCCCTTCGCAATACAGCGGATTGACAGGAAGGTGTTCGCCGCGCGTGTAGTCCCATACGTCATCATCAGACCAGTCCACAATCGGATTGACAGTCATCTTTCCCTTGAGGTTGCAGGTCTCGAACAGATGCCGCTTTTCATCGTTATCGCCCATCATCGTAATTCTTTTTTCTTTGTTACGATGGTTAAATTCCATAATTCCACGATTGTTTTTTCTCGATGTCGACTCAGCCCAACGAACGCCAGTTGCAATAAAGCGATTTTTACCAGATGTTTCCTTCAACACAGAACAACAGTAACGCATAAGCCTCGTTGGTGGAACCATGATTTGCGGAATCAGCGTCCACATGGACACGGGCTTGTCCTTGTATCGTGGCATAACGATGGAGCATTTGATTCCACGTTCTTCCATCGCCTTGAACTGCTCACGGATGAAATAGACCGTCTCCGGCGCATCTGCTGTGGTATGGCTGTTGACCACCTCAAAGTTGATTCCTGCACGTTCAGCCAACGCTACAAGCACCTGTGAATCCTTACCGCCAGAGTATGTGACCATGAGCGGTTTCTTGTACCGATGCTCGGATAGCCGTGCAGCGTCCTGCAACCGTGCAATAGCAAGCTGTTCCTTGTCCATCAGCTCCACCTTTCTCTCAGCTCTTTTTCGACCTGCTCCGACTTTGCGGTAATGTAATCTGCGAACTCGTCAGGGGTCATGTCCTCTTCTTTGAACTTGCCGACCATCTCCCAGTACCTGTCACCAATGCGGATGATTTTCTGCACCTGTTCACGCACCGAAGGTTCTGAATCAGTGCGCCCCATGTGGCGGTTATTCCATCCAGAGCCACGCGAAAGCCGTACAACTGATTCTGTCGTGCGATTTTGCGGAGGTTGGTCGGTTTGACCTGTTTGCCACACAGGGGGCAGTTACCAAATTTATTCATCCGACTGCTCCTTTGCTTCAAGGCGAGAGAGCCAACGATCAAGCTTTATCTCGGCGGTCTTGTAGATTTCCTCCGAAACCCTTGCCTTGATACATGGTTTTGAATCAGACAAATAGACCGTGAACGCAACTTTAATGTCTGCTAGTTCTTCTAGCAGATTTTCTTCGCACTCCTCAACGCTCTTCGGTGTCGGATTCGTATTATCCAGCGCACGGCGTAGCTTCAACGCAGCCTGTGCCAGTTCGGACGCTTCTTCTGCCAACTGTGCCAAGATTTCCGTCTTGGGCAGGATGTCTGAGACTTTCTTGCTCACTTCTGTTCTCCTTTCAGCCAGTCGTTCAGCTTTACCATGCAAGAGGGGCAAAGAATGAACGACCTGTCTGGCGAACATTCATAGCCATGTTCTTTGATTTTCACTTTTCGGATTCCGTTCGTTTCGCCGTGCCACGAAAAGCACTTGCCGCATCGGTCGCAAATTGCAACCTCAATATCATTGAACCTCATTCTCGTTCTCCAATCTTTTTAGCAGCCCGTCCACGTCATACCGCCAATGGACACGCAACCTTTTTGCTTTGACCTCTATTCCCTCTTGTTCTGCCCACTGCCAAGGGATGCTTTTCCGGCTCTCGTTGTAACGGAACGCCAGAACCTTGCTGGCAGGGATTGCAAAGGTGCGGTTGACCGCCCTGTAATTGACTATTACATGGGCGGTCTGACCGCCGTACCCCATCGCATCCACCATGTCAGTGATGTGCTTTTCCTTGCGGTACTTGCACTTTGCCTTGTCGTACTTGCCGAACACTTTTTCCAGAGGGATAGAGGGCGTTTCGATGGTTTTCAGCTCAAACAGGTGGTTCATCGGGTAACGGTACAAAAGGAAGTCACAGATGTTGTCGATGGAAAACGACAGGTTCTCGTTGCCGCCGTAGTAGGTGGCAGCACTGTCTTTCAGGCGGTAGCACCACGCATTGGATGGGACGGATGCTTTGAAGTCTGCTTCAAACTGCTTGCCGGTGTTCATAAATCAACCCGTCCATCGTTTTCTTCTCCATGTGTATGGATAAACATAAAGCATTCCTCTCTTAATCATTCTTTCTGTCATCTGTTTTGCCAGCTCAAGGGATGATGCTCTTGGCGCGAAAATCTGTTCCGGGTATTTGATTTCCACCATCAATCCGTTTCGGATAATAGATTTTTCGCACGGATACTTGTAACCGTCTTTCAGGATATAGCCGACCATCTTCTTGCCACTATATGGCTTAAACCCATACCAAATGCAAGAAAGCGGGCTACTTTCAAACGGAACCAAAATCTGTTTATTTGAATCAAATCTGCAATGGCTGTTCAAAACAGAAGCGATGTGCTTCATCGTTTTCTTCGATGGATTTCTCATCCTCGTTCACCTCTAAATTCGCTTCCGAGAAACCGTTTCTTGCCTTTTTCTCAGTGCTTGTCCTCATAATCACGGTGGTACACGCTCTGGCTGTGGTTCAGCTCATATACGAATGCTTTGCGTTCCTCAAAGTCTTTCTTTTCTGCCTTGTACTTTTCGCAGGTGTCGTGGCAAGCTTGGTGGCGTGATGTGCAGTTGAGACAACAGGTAATCATTCTTCGCCAAATCTCCTTTTTGTTACAGCCATCGGGAACTCCTCGATTTCGCTTGCCCACCGTGCGGTTCCATCTCCGTATGCTCTTTGCCAGACCAGAGGGAAACCACCCAGACCATCGAATAGGCTACCCAGTGTAGGTTTTTCTTTTAGGTAAGGGCGCATCTTCTGCACCAACCAAAACCACTGCGGCAAAGCGATTGAGTTGCCTAGAGCCTTGTACCGTGGGCTGTCAGCGTATTTGTGCTTCTTTCCTTTGCTATCCGTCCAGTCACCAATGTCGGTGTATCCGTCCGGGTAGCCTTGTAGCCGTTCACATTCAACAGGGGTCAAGCGGCGAACAATCCAGCGGATGGCTTTCTCTGCAATCAGGCACTCGCTGCCATTGCCGATGTTCCCTGCTTTCGCTTTCAAGGTTGAGCATTTGTCGCTTTCCTTGTAGTGGCTGAACGACTGTTCGTTGAAGGTCTTGCGTTCGATTGCAATGGCCGTGTAATCTGTGATTCTGTTTTCGTGGTCGCCTGTAATGGTCGGTACGATTTTTCCATCGCCGTTTCCACGAGCATCATAAACAACAGGCTGAAACAACGTCTGGTCTTGCAACGTAGAAATCGTTGCGCTCAATTCAGTTTGAACCAGAGCGCCTTTACCGCCACCCTCACATCCAGAACGGATTTTTAGAGTGTAGGCTGCGGGTTCTGTGCATCGAGTCGAAGTCTCTCGATGGTCTGATTCCAATACTCGTCCAGTTCCTTTTCCTCCAGACCTTTCTGTTCCTTCACTTTCTGCATCACCTGTGATAGAGTTCCCGGATTCCACCATTCGATCATATCCAGCAACGCTTGCTTCAGGAGTTCGGGCAAAGGTTTTCCACGCCGGGATGCTCTCACAAGGATTCCCTGACAGGCTCGTGCGCTCAAATAGTATTTCTGCGGCACGTTGTCCTCCAAAATCCACGACAAGAGCGATTCTCTTTCGGCGTTGGGGAACTCCCCAATATTGAGCGTCGAGCTGTCGCCAAGCCAGAGACCATCCGTTTCCGGCGATTGCTCCGGCTTTGCTCCATCTGCCCCCCCTACCCGAAGGTCGAGGAATTGAAGCGTCTGGTTGTTCCACGCGGGCAAGCTCTTCCAGCACGGCTCTGAAATCTTCTCCTCCGTTAGAGCTGAATGCTCCGGGTACGTTTTCCCAAACAGCGAAAGTTGGATACAGTCCATTTGTGCTTGACCTCATTTCTTTTATGACTTGAACCGCTTCCATGAACAACCCGGAGCGTTCTCCGGCAAGTCCCGCCCTGCGTCCAGCAATGGACAAGTCCTGACACGGGCTTCCGAACGTGATACAATCCACAGGCTCTATCTGGTCACCGTGAATCTTTGTGATGTCGCCCAAGTGTTTCATCTTTCCAAACGTCCGTTCAGCCAGATAACGCAGCTCTTATATAAGGTAGGCGGTCATGACTTTGCAGAAGCAAAAGCCTTGCTCATATCAGCGATAATGTCATATCGGTCTTGATACTTGCTATACACGGTCGTTCCAGTGCCAAGCCCAATCTGCGTCTGGTTGATAGATGCAGGAACTATGTAGATGCTTTCTTTTTCTTCGCTCTTTGCGATCAAAAAGTAAACATCACAAGTCGGAAAGCGTTTTTCAAGGTTAAACGAATAGCAAAAACTCTTATTTGCTTTGCTCGGCCTTGCCGTTTTCACATCATCCTTAACGCTTCCATTAACATAAAGGTCATAGGCGTATCTAGTTGACATTCGCTCAACCGCAAATCCATGTTCTTCCAGCAGTTTTGTAGCAAGGTCTTCGCCATACTTTCCGAATTGCGTTTCGCTTTCTTTCATTTCGACATTGAGGATTTCAGCTATTTTGTAATAGCCACCCGGAAAACGGCGAATTGCATTTGTCAACTTGTCGTTTCCGTAATACTCGCTCAATTCACTTCTTGATGGCATTCTGGTTAAACCAGTGGCAGACATACAGGCTTTCACATACAGCAAGATTTTATCTTGCGTCCAATGCGTTTTTTCTTCCTGATTCATGCGCATCTCCAATCAGAATGGCAACGAACCATCATCGTCAATCACAGAGAAGTCATCCGTGTTGCCCTTAGAGTAGTTTTGCGGTGCATCCTGCGCCCGATCAGCAGGCTTGCTGTCCGACTTGCCACCGCAGAAGTCAACCTTGTTCGCCATGATTTCCGTTGCGGTGCGGTTGTTCCCCTGCTTGTCGATATATTTTCGGGTCTGGATGCTACCAGTCACCAGAATCAGGCTACCCTTCTGGAACCACTTAGAAACGAACAGTGCCGTATTTCCAAATGCGGTGCAGTTAAAGAAGTCGGTTTCTTTCTGACCGCCGCTCTGACGGTCGCAAGCAATGCTGAACGTGCAAACATCCTTGCCGGACTTCGTGACCTTAGCTTCGGGCGTGTGAACCAGACGCCCCTGAATTGCGATAGAGTTGAGCATTATTTAGCCCTCCTTCGGCTGTTTCTGGGCACAGTCCCAACACAGGACACGCCCAAAGCGTTTCTTTGTGCTTCTTGCGGTTTCCAGCGGCGATACGGTGCGGTTGTTGTACTGAATAGGCTGCAACTGCTTTCCGCAGAAAGCGCATGGGGGAATATTTTCTGTCTCCGCTTGCTTCTGCACAGGCTTGCTGGCTCTGCTTGCCGTCTGCTTCTGGTACTCATCCGTGTCAGCGTCTTTTGTATCGTCAATGCAGAACAGACCGTTCAGAGCGTACTTTCTAGCGTAGCTGCTTGCAGTGCCGGTAATCTGCGAATCGTCCATGCCCTTCTTAAATTCAGGCTCACGAGCGTATGCAGTCACCGTATAGGTGGCTCCATCCTGCGATTCAACAGTTGCAGTGGCTTCGATATAGTGCCAGCTGTCAACGATAACAGGCTTGTCAGAAAGCCGCAGCACAAGGCTATGCGCTTTCAAGATTGGCTTTACCGCTTCAAGGATGTCCTCACACGAACGGTACTTGTAACCGCCGAACTTGTTCATCTGTCCCTTCGGGGCTTTCAACTCTGACTGAACAGCCATCAGAGCTTCATGGATTTTGCTGTTATCCATCAGTTGTTCTCCTTCCTCGCTTCTTTTCTCGCTTTACGGCAAGCCGGGCAACGATTAGGCAATGCCATGTTATGCGATTCAAAGAAAATGCGTTCTGCACGAGAAATCTTGAATACTTTGCCGCAATCACGGCACATTTTCTCGATGCTTGTGTTCTCGTCCCACGAAGCCCTTCTTGCGGCATCTTTAACAGCAAACAATTCCTTAATGCTGTCATAAGGGTTCCTAACAAGCGTATGCTGCGGTGCGTGACCGTTCTTGCGAAGCGTTTCCTCTAAGTTGTTCCTTTTGCAGTTTGCGCAAAGAGTTTCTGTGCTGTTTGGAAACACCGAAAAAGGCTTATTGCACTTTTCGCAGTGCTTGATTTCTTTCTTGTATTTACCCATTTTCTTTCCTTTCTTTGGCTTCATTAAGCTTCATTGTTCTTACTTTGGCTTAACATGGCTGTACAAAATCAACCAGCCATCAGTTCTGCCAACTGCGCACGGAGGTCTTTCAACTCCGATTCCCTGTCGTCAATTTCGGACTGCAAGTCCTCAATCTCTGCCTGACGGTCTGCTTCTTTGGCTTCTGCCATCTGTTCGTTGGTCATAAAGTACACGCCGTCCTCCGGCTCGTTTATTCCTCCGAATCTGTCAAGGTTAATCATCTTTTGGTCTCCCTCTCTTACGCTCCTCTTTGATTTGCAGCGCACTGTACCACTGGTCTTTGTCGATCTCGATGGTTGACCACCGGTGATTGCAGACAAGACACTTTTTTCTGCGAACGATGCTGTCGTGGTCAGACCGGCTGTCAATCGTTGTAATGTTGTCGCTACCGCACATCGGGCATTTCATCGTGCATCCCTCCACTCGCTGGTGTGGTGGGCAACACGATTGATTTTCCGGCGCTCGCGTTCGCTTCGCTCTTCTTCTTCGGCGCTAACAGCCAGCGCACACAGAACGATAGCTGTTGCAAGAAATCCGCACGACACGATTACCCAGCCAAGCATCTGTGCTGTGGTCTGGCAGCCCTGAATCGTGTCTCCGCAGCCAACCGCTGCGATTGCAGACGCCAGACCAATCATTGACAATGCTGCTCCTTTCAAAGTTTTCATTTTTGTCCCCTTAATACAAGTTCAAAGTAATATGGTTTCGTTCCGTCAATGGCTATGTCGGCATCTAGCACTTTAGCAAGCCTTAAAAGCGTTTCTGTCCGGACGCCAGCCTTGTTGAATACTTTCTTTTTGCCAAGAATGCCGTCCAGTGTAGGTCTTGAAACTCCGCTTTGTCTGCTTAGATCACACAACCGAATGTTCCTAGCTTGCATCGCTTCCGCAAGTGTCATGCTTTTGTACCTTTGTTCCCGAAAATCCAGATGGTTGCCATCAGAGCACCAACCGCGATGATTGCCCGCGTTGCGTTCACACCAACCAAAATGTCAATCCGGTGAATCAGCCAGAAGTTCAGCAGAAACGCTGCGAGAATCAGTGCTAAAACAACGCCCCAGATCAGGACGATTTCTACCAGTGCTTTCATCTTTGCCCTTTCTATTGTGTATGTGTTCCAGCCGGTCTTTCTCCCGGCTATGCCAGCGGATTTCCCGCTTTCCGTAGTATCTACCGTTCATAGGTCAACTCTCCTGTCGCAAGCATCTGCGACACCTCGCCGTAATGCTTGCCCAGTTTGTCCGCAAGGGCTTGTACTTCTCCGATGGACGGAAATGTCTTTTCCGGTTTGTACGCTGCCTTCTTGCGCTTCCTGTCACGCTCTTTGTCAACCTTGCGCTTGCATTCTGAACAGTACTTTTTTGTCGGTCTGACAACGCCAAGATACAGGCCGCAACGCTCACAGTACTTAATTTCCATCCACTTCACTTGCCTTTCTTAAGGCTCTTTCATTGTGTTCAGAAAAACACTGGTCAAGAAACTGGATGAACTTTGCGATTTTCTCTGCATCTTCCGGTGTGCAACCATTTTCCACAAAGCGCCTTGTCGTCTGCTCACGCTTGAAATCCGAGTAGGTCTTGGCAGCAGCGTCAATGGCAAACTTGGCTTCTTCCGGGTATTCAAGGTCTACCTTTAAGGTGATAATCTGCTCCATGTTCAGTCCTCCTTCTGCTCGATTTCAAGAATCTTGCAGATGCTCTGGATAATCTTCTCCGGCTTTCGCTCGCCACGAAGAATCTTGTAGAGGTACGAATCATCAAGGAACAATCCAGTATCGCTTTGAACCGCCTGAATCAGTTCCGTTTGCTTCATACCTCGCTGCAACAGCTTCATCTTCACTTCCAGCTCAAAGCCAGAACGGAAGTTTTCTTTCAAAATTCCACCTCCATTTGCTAAAATCTATTGACAAGTACGGAAAACTGTACTAATATAAGGGTGTAGAGAGTTTATATTGTACAATGTTCTGTACTGTCTATGTCTGTATTATAGTACAAGTATCTGTATAAATCAACTCTTTTGTACAAAATTCTGTGCATTTGTATACTTGCACAAATATGGGAGTGTTCTTATGTCGGACTTGTACAGCAACATCCATGCACTCTGTGAAAAAGAGGGCATCAAAGACGGAACTCTTTGCAGTAACATTGGGATTCGCCGCAGTTTTCTTTCTGAATTGAAAGCTGGAAGAACCAAAAGCCTGTCCACAGAGGTTCTTTCTAAGATTGCATCTTATTTCAACGTATCAGTAGACTATCTTCTTACTGGCAACCAAAAAGAAAACCCGCCCCAGCAGCCGCAAAGTGAAGTTGATGCAGCAGTGGAGCGGATTAGAAGAAAACTTGAATCTATGCCGAAGGAGCAGCGTGAAGCGCTGATGAACCTGATCGAGAAGATGTAACGTTCATGCCCGGTAAAATAAAAAAATCCCTTGTGCCGGGCTGGTGTAGCTCTGCGCAAGGGGTTTTCTGTTATTCCAGGTCTAATGCTTGTTCTGCTACTGGAATCTTTTCAGGATGTTCCAGCAGCCATGCAATAAATCGGTCAATCTTGGCTCTTTCCTGTTCACTCATTGTGGCATATCCTCCCGATCGGTAAATGCAGATGTTCATTTGATACGATTATACATCTTCTAGTTGTCAAGTCAATGTCTTTTGAACAACTTTGTAAAAATCGAACGTTTTCTTCACATCCATTACTTCACATCAGGGAAGCCACGAGTGTTTAAGTCAAAAGGGACAACGCCTATCCATCTTTCCTCCAATCACAGCTCTACGAGCTGTCCGTCAATGCGTTCGATGCTGTCTGCCGGGTCGCGTCCATCATCTAAGGCGGCTACGGCACGTTCCAGGATGCCTTTTGCTTCGAGGTAAGCATCTTTATCAGCTTCGTACCCAGAAAGGCTCAGGACAAGCTCCAGCGTCCGTCTGCGAGCGTATGGGATAATCAGAGCATCTACGGTTCGGTTCATTAGCTTTCCTCCCACGGTTCAGGTGTGTGCGGCTTCCCATCGGGAACACTGGCAGGCATTCCGTCGATAATCGGCATACGTTCATGGTTCCAGATTGCAGTTTCTTTCATTTTTGTTCCACTCCTCTTTGGAATTTTTTGACAATACAGTTATAACACAGGCTGCTGTTGGTTCTCCATAGCAGCTTTTTCCATTTTTTGGCTTGTCGAAACCGGCAGTTTTGCTGGATTTTGTTGAAAGGGTGAGAATTTATGGATGAATATTTGGTAAGAACAGCCAAAGCATTGGAGATAGCTCGAACGCGTTCTGGCTTGAGCCAGCAGAAGTTGGCAGCACGGATGGGCGTGAATCGTGGCACGGTAGCAAATTGGGAGCAAGGTCTGGCAGCCATCTCCCTGCCTATGGCTATGCGCTGGTTCACCTGCTGCGGCGTATCGGTGGCTCGATACATGGACGCTTGTATTCATCCAGGGCTGCTGGAACACCTGGAAGACGACCTTTCCGATCTGGAGAAACGGCGGATTCTCATAGATGCTATGATGGAGTGTTCCTCCTATGAGATAGATGCCCTGCTGTACATCCGATACGGAGATCACGGCTCAGACCACATCGGTGTGCTAACGGAGATTCTGGCAAACCTCCACACGCCGTTGAAGGATAGGGTCGCTGTCTGCCGGATGGCGTCCGGTAACTATGAGATGGCACAGGCTACCAAAACTGACCCAGACCCGAACGGAACCGCCCCAAAGATGGAGATTCTCTATCAGGCGCAGGACGCTGGAACGGAAGCTGCTATGAAGTCCAATGATTCCTATACCGTGAACCCCAATAATATAACTGGTTGATTGTCGAATTATCGAAGTTTTTGAAGAACATTTTGTCCACGTTCATCCACTTTTTGTACACCTATCGGGCAAATTTACCTTGTCAATCCGTCCCCCATAGGCTGTAAATTAACAGCATTCGCGCGGAATAAATAACGAATTATCGTAAATCTATTGTCTGCGATTGGTCGGCTTGTCAATCTGTCCCCCATAGCACCGACTTAAAAGTTTTTCATCCACTTTTTGTACACGTTAGGTAAACCTAACCGTTAAGCGTTTCAACCTTTCGGATGTTAAACATCTGTTTATTTGGCGATATTTGCTTTGTGTTTTCCACTTTTTAAGAGAGAAAGAAAAGATTTTGTGGAAAATTTTCTTCTTCTGCTATTAGTAGAAGTTATTTTATAATCTTGTTAATAGTCTTGTTTTATATAATGTAAAGAGGTGTACAAAAAATGGATATAGGTGTACAGATTGTGGAAATAGGTGTACGAAATGTGGACAGTTAGGTGTACAAGAAGTGGAAATAGGTGTACACTTGCTATTGATTTGTACACCTATCTGTGATATACTCTTATACGAGAGGAGGCGTGATAAGATTGTCTGATATTAAAGGCGGGAACTTGGTTGAAAAAAGCAGACAGCTTGTTTGGGCAAAGTTCACTGACTATACAGCAGGAGAACTACGGTTACTTGAAGTGTATCTTAGCCGCATCAATCCGAGAGACCCTGAAACTTCAACGGTTCAGTTTACGTTACAAGAGTATTGCGAGTTTTTGGGGTTGAAAATCAACTCTAGGAATTTGAAAGCACAGGTCAAGCATTTCATCGACAACTCTGTTGAAGTTCCTAGAGGTGACGGTTCAGGCTCGTTTGACCTGTATCCCCTGTTCAGTAGAGCAACTGTAAACTTTGAACCTAGTTTAATGAATATTACTGTGTCATTGTGTTGCAATCCGCTTCTGCAACCTGTTTTCTTCGACATTGCGGAGCGTGGATATGTCAAGTATCGCTTGCGCTACACAGCGAATATGAAATCGCAGTATAGCATTTTGCTGTATTCAATTCTCCGAGAGTTCATCGGACGTGGCGTGAGCCAGCCCGAAATTACGTTGGATAGATTAAGGGAACAGCTTGGTGCAAGAGAACCTAGCTATCAAGAGTTCAAGCATCTTAGGCGGCGTGTCATTGATATTGCGGTAGCTGAAATAAACGAAGTATCAGACCTGTGCGTTGAATATGACAAGGTCATGAGAGGCCGCAATGCGGTTGCTGTGAAGTTCAATGTAGCTTTCAAGTCTAATGAGCCAGTCATAGACGTTGAAGCCAACGAGGTTGAGAGCGTAGAGCTAAAAGATGTTCCAAAGAGCCAACGACCTGCCAGAAAGCCCCGTAGCGGTGCATACGAGGATGTGGATTGGGAATCTATTGCGCCGGAAATGTCTAAAAGCCAGTGTATCTTGACCGCAAAGCTGGTGGCAAAGAGATTACCGGAGAAGTATCCGAACATCAAGCCTAACAAGAAAAAAGAAGCCGTTGTGAACATCATTGAGAACGCATACAGGATTCTTGTCAGTGAACGGCTTGATAGGATTGAAAAAGACCCCGGTGCTTATATGTACTCAATTTTGAAAGAAGCAGACCTTGACGATTATGCTACGTTTGATGATAGCTTCTTGAAGTAGTCATACATAGCAAATAAAAGAAAGAGTGATAAAATGACAAAAATTATAGCTGTCGCCAACCAGAAGGGCGGCACAGGAAAGACCACCACAAGCACCTGTCTGGCTGGTGCATTGCAGTTGCTTGGAAAGAAAGTCCTGCTGGTGGACTGCGATGCCCAGTGCAACGCAACGGACACCTACGGCGCACAGACAGAGGACGTATGTACCCTGTTCGATGTGATGACCCGGCAAGGAACAGTAGAGGAAGGAATTCAGCACTGTGAAGCTGGTGACATTCTTCCGTCCGACAACGCATTGAAGGACATTGACGAACAGCTTGTCCGGGACATGGGCAAGAACTTCCGGCTGCGAGAAGCCCTTGAAAGCGTATCTGGGCAGTATGATTACATTGTGCTGGACACTCCCCCTCAGCTTGGTCTTGCGCTTGTGAACGCGCTGATCGCTGCCAACAGCATCATCGTGCCCATCACGGCAGACCGTTACGCACTGGCCGGTTTGAGCCAGCTTTCGCAGACCATCGGCGATGTTCGCAGATACTTCAATCCGACTTTGAAGATTGAAGGATTGCTCTTGAACCAGTACAAGAGCCGAGAGAACCTGTCCAAAGAGGTTGTGGAGCAGCTTCCTGTGATTGCACAGAGCATGGGAACAAAGCTGCTTGACGTGAAGATTAGACCGTCTATGGGCGTTCGTAAGGCGCAGGCAGAGCGGCACAGCCTGTTTAGCGGTGACACGGCAAAGAGTACCAGCGCAGAGGATTTCAAGGCGTTGGCGCAGATGATTGTAGAGGGGGATGCAAAATGAGCGATTTTTACCCACATCTTTTGAATGCAACTTGTGTTGATGACACGGAGCAAGTCTACGTTATCAATTTTGGTTTTTCATTTAATGACCTTTCCGATAAAGAGAAAGAAATGGCGTTTCATTCTCAGTGGTATCTAGCTGAAAAGTATTGCAAAAAGTGGCAGAAAGAACTTGCAAATAATCAATGGGCAAAATCAGAAGATAAAATGCCAGATGAACTAAACCCATACGTTATCGGGTTTAGCAAAGACGAATACGATGTAGAAATTGTAAGCTATGAAGAAGATTTTAAGGAATGGCGGGAAAAAAGCGGAAAGCCGCATAATATAACTCACTGGATGCCGTTGCCGACCTTTCCTGACCTTGATGAAGATTGGGAGGAAGAGGAATGAAGTCAACCAGCAAAAAATCCACAGGCTTGCTTGGCGGCTTTGATTTTCAGCCTATTTTTTCGGAGCAGACATTAAGCCAAAGTGAGCCAAAGGAAGAAGAAGTAAGCCAAGCAAAGCCGAGCGAAGCCGAACAAGCACCAATTAAGCCAAGTGAAGCCACAGACAGCCATGCACAGCCTAATGAAGCACAATTAAGCAGTGTTAAGCCGAAGCAAGCCAAAAACAGCGAAACACAGCCGAACAATGCCATAGTAAGCGAAAGTAAGCCAAAGAAACTGAAACAGGCGAAGGAAGTTCAACGTCTTATCGAACAAGGCGATGTTCCCGGCGCACTAGCCGAAGCTGGTTTGATAAAGAAAAAAATCCCGATGCCGGAATCGCATCAGGGCGTTGCAAGCGGCGATGGCAAGCGTTCAAAGCGCATTACCATCCTTATGAGCGAGGAAGAGCGCAAGTATATCAACCGTGAAGCTAGACGGCACGGAATGACGATTGGACAGTTTGTGTACGCTCTGGCAGTTGCGGCGGCAGAGGGGAAGATTGAGTTGGAAGATTTTTTGGAGGATTGACGTATGATTATTTATAGACCTCATCGTGGTTCTTTGGAAGATGCCATGAAAGAAGTAAAAACATTTGACAACTGGTATCAGATGACACATTATATTGCAAATAATTGGAATTTGGCGGTTGGCAAGAAAGTGATAGCCCCTGATGATATTGTTATGGACGATAACCCGGTCAATGATGACCGTGTTGGTTGGAAAGACGTTCACATGGTTTTGGCAACTCGTATTGGGAACGACAATTTTATGGAGAAATACGGGAACCCGCAGTGTATCGGGTATTGCACTTACGATGTCTCAAGTGTCAAAAAATACTTAACACCGAAAGAAGTAGGGGGCGAAAACTTTTATTGGGTCAAAATCCAGTACGATGATGACGTAAAGCGCAGACACTTCCAAGCACCGTTCGTCTTGTTTGCGAACAGCAAAGAGGAAGCAAAAGCAAGAATTGAGCGAGAAGTTCCCGGCAAGTTTTCCATTGTCGGAGTGGTGGAACTTGACAAGAGCCTTGTATTCCATCCGCAAGACCTATTTGACATAAAAGCCAAATCCGTACTTTGGGAATAAGGAAAATGCTAGAGGATAGAACAGGCAGCTATCACCCATCGTTAGGAGATGCGGGAACCGTCACCCCGCCTAGCTTTTCCAATAGTAAACCCCTGTGTAGTCGTAATGACCGCACAGGGGTTTCATTTTATTTATCAGCAATGCAATCCCAGTAGAGATATGCCTTGCCGTCTGCGGCATCTGCGTCCTCAAGGAACGCCTTTGCCATGTCAGCGTAGAAGCCCGGAGTGTCAACGGACTGACGCTTTGCAACCTGACAATAATCCGAGTACACCATGTTCATGACCGCCCAGAAATCGTTCGGGTCGCAGTTGATATTGCGCTGTTTGGCAACGTCCTGCGTCTGTTCCAGTGTCCAGTGACAGCCCTTCGTGCCGTCAGCGTTCACCATGCTGTCGCACCATTCCTCTGCTTCATCGTGGGTGAGGTGCTGGCGTGGCATCTTGATGGAGCGGCTGTCCGCACCGCCACGTTCGTACTGCCCAGACCGTTTATCCCAGTCTCCGTTCTGCGAGAAGCCGATTTGCGGCATTCTGCGCCCATTTTCTATGTCAGGGTAGCGGGGGATAGGGTAGGGGTCGATGTAGCGGTTCTCCTCATAGGGATAGCGGTCGTTGCCACCTTCCAGCTTACGCAGACGGCGTTCCAGTTCGCGCTCCCTGCGGTCACGCTCTTCCTCAAGGCGGTCACGCTCCGGCTCACGGTTTTTGTCGTGTTCACGGAGCATCATCATGCGGCGAAAATTAGTCTTGCCCATAATCTATACCTCCTTAAGAAATGGACGCGGGCGCACCGGCGTGGGAACGACAGAAGCAGCCAAGATACTTGAACGTGCCTGTGCCAGTAGCAGACGTTGCCACACGGGTAGCGTAGCGGGTGCGAGTGTGGATGCTCTCAGCGGTTGCCTGAGCGCAGTTGCAGTCGGTCAGAGGGTATGCGGTCGCGCCTGCGCCGATGGTAATGACCACAGGGGCGTTGATGGTGGTCGTGTCCGGGATGCTCTGAGCAACCACGATGCAATACTTCTCTCCGTTCTGATATGCGCCAGCAGGGATATTGATGGTCAGCGTATCATTAGCAAAAGTCACCGACTGGCTCAGAACCAGATGCGGGCAGAGTTTGCAGCTTGTTTTGCAAGCCATAATGTTTTCCTCCTAAAAAATCAGGGGCAGAGGTGTCTTACCCCTGCCCCGATGGTTCACCCGGTTTTATCGGGGAGTGTGTTGGTTAGCAGCAGCCGCAACAGTTCACGCCCACGTTGGGGTTTGCCACCTGATAAGCGGGAATCGGACGAGGATTGACCCGGTTCAAGATGGTATCAGTCTGCTGAGACATCACGGTGGTCAAAAGCGCATTCTGACGATCCTGAGAAGCTGCGAACTTCAGGCTCTGGTTCTCAGCGGTCAAAGTAGCGATCTTATCCTGCGTGAAGTAGTCCATCATGCTGCGGAAGTTGGCGTTGCAGTTGTCCACGATGGCGCGGGCGTTGTCTGCGATAGCCTGACGGGTAGCGCAGTCCTGCTGTGCAATGGTGTACTTCAGGTCGCCGATCAGCTGCTTGTTCTCGCAGCAGCAAGATGCCAGCTGCGTGGCAAGTGCGGTCTGACCCGCCTGCCGTGCGTTGCCCTCCTGCATGATGGCAAGGCTGATGGCGTTGTCGCCGTTAGACACGCTGCGTTCCAGACCGTTCACGAGCTGTGCGTTCTGGTAGCCAAGCTGACAGATGGCGCTGTTCACACCAGCAAAGCCGTTTGCGATGTTGGTGTTGACGCCGTTCATCTGTGCCAGCTGATCATAGCCAAGAGAGCAGATACCGCTCTGGATGCCCGCCAGAGAGCGGGAGGTATCCTGCTGATAAAAGCCCTCAGACAGAGCCGCGCGGGTGTCTGCACCGCCCTGACCAGTTGCGCCAGTGCCGACCAGATAGGGGATGTAGCTGTTCATGCCGTTGTCACCGCCGTTCCGGCCATAGCCGTTTGTGCCCCAGCCGAAGATGATGGCGAGGATGATAACCGCCCACAGACCTTCGTTGCCGAAGAATCCACCGTTGTTATTGCCACCATCCTGCCCAGCCAGATAGCCAGTTGCAAAATCGTCCATAACAAAACTCCTTTCAGTTTTGCGTTATGCTATCCCACCGCCGTATGCGATGGGCGAAGCCAAACAAAAGCGGTTTTTGTCAAGTCCGCAAAACTGAGAAGCGTTTCGCTTAGAGGGATGCGTTATCGGGGCAGCGTCAGATTCAGGGCGCTTGCCAACTGGTTTAAATCGATGCCACGCTCTTTGGCTAAGTTCTGCGCCATCATTCGGAGCTGTGCTTCGTTCTTGCCCTGAATCAGGTTCAGCCCCTGCATAATGGGTGCGCTCTGCCCACCCAACTGCTGGATAAGCCCCATCGGGTTTTGTCCAGCGCGAGCCAGATTTGCAAGTTGCATGATGGGGCTGTGAGTAATCATATCAAACGGAGAGGGCATTGCTTATTCTCCTTTCTTTGCGGCGGCAGAGGGTTTAGAAAAGCTCTTCTGCCACTTTTCCAGCTCATCCAGCCGATGGACAAGGGCGTTGTACTGCTCAATAGGCACATACTGCTGTGTCGGTGCAGCGGTCTGCTGTGCCTGTTGTACTTGCATCTGCCGCCATGTTTCCGGGCTGTAAAACTCTAACACGTCAGATTC